CTCATCAAACAAGGCCACGGCACGCTTGATACCAATACCAGGCACGCCTGAGTAACCATCTGTTTGGTCACCAGCAAGTGTTTGAATTAAATGCCACTGCCTTCCTTCTTCTTCGGTGATCATTAGAAGCTCGTCCATGTTGAACAACTTGCCAGGGATTTGACGCATGTCCTTGTCTGGACTAACTATAATGTTGCCAGGATTCTCCGTTGCATAGATACCCATAGCATCGTCAGCTTCTAGCGTTGGCATACGAATGACTCCGTACTGTTCAGCCAGTTCTGAAATAACTCGCCTGTAACCACAGGGCTTTTTTCTATTTCGATGTCCCTTATAACTTGGGTAAATTTTTTTCCTGAAATTTACAGAGTCACTAAAGAACAGCAGAATCTCAGGTACATCCCACATGAAATGACTTTTGATTTTAATCAGTTCACGTTGAACATTTGCCATTGCCTCACTGAACTTACTAATGACCATGATGACGTCGTCACCCCAGTCAATGTCTGTTTCAGCTCCTGCACAGGATTTATAGACAATGTAGTCAGCATCAATGAGTAGTTTCATCAGTGGACCTCCGCCCAGTTCTTCCCTTGCTTCGCTTCAGCTGCGATTGGGACTCGTAGTTTGTAGTACTCGCCAGCCGCTGCAGCGCTGTATACCAGGGATGCTGATAGGTCGTCTGCGTGGTCAGGGTGGCACTCGAATTGCAGTTCGTCATGTACAAAAGCAAGCTGTGCACAGCACAACTTTGTTGATTCAATAGTTTGTTGGTTAATAAGCATCCACCGCTTCGCGACGGTGCCAGCTCCTGACTGGAGCAGGTAGTTCAAAGCTTTGTGAGGACTATCAAGTAAGATTTTGCGATTATCTATAGACCGGACAAAGCCCTTCTTAGACGCCTTTTTGATTGCCTCCAGAAGTTCCGCAAGTCCATCAATAGCAGATACAAATGCTTCCCTGATTTCCTCACCCTTAGTCTTAGCGGCAAGCTCATTTAAGGAAGCATCATAGGAATACCCGATTTTGGCATCACCTGCTCCATAGATGAAGGCATAGGTAATTGTTTTGATTTGCCGCCTAGAAACTCCAACCCGGTCAGCATTCTGTTGATGGATGTCACCGTTGAGGAGAGTGTCGGCAAAAGAGTCAGACCACCTGCCAAGATAGTGACCAAGCATGCGGAGTTCAATCCCTGCAAGATCAGCACCAACCATAATTTGACCTGGCGAGGCTGTGAAGAGTTCTCTGAATTCATGATTACTGGGTACTTGTGCGAGATTTGGTTTGCGATGTGCACATCTGTGCGTGTTTGTAGCAACTGAACAATGATGATGAATACGATCAGCACTCGTACATAGCTTCAGCCATGCGTTCGTGCCTTCCGAGATCATCCCCAATTTCTTTGTAATATCGAGACACTTCAGAAAGTCCGAGGCAATCGTAATCCCATCTGAGGCAATCTCTTTCAGTACAACTTCGTCGATGATCGGCTTCCCAGTAGGACTCATCTGGGTCGGAGTCCAACCATGAAATGTTTGCAGGATCCATGCTATATGGTCGCGAGAAGTAGGATTTAGTTCTTTGAGCTTGGTGAAGGTTGCTCCCTCCACATATCCTGAGGTCTTGTTATTTCGTTTAGGAGTAAACTCTGATCCTTTGACGAAAGGATGCCTGTAACGTAGTAACTCACAAGTATTTTCAAGCTCTCCTCTGAGAGTTGATGCAAGTTGCCATGCAGCTTTTGTGTCAAAGTGCCATCCATGCAGCTCTTGTTCAGATAGTATTTGTGCAACGTCATGCTCTAACGCGACCCAGTCAGGTAGGGGTGGAAGTGATCGCATAGTTTTTTAGTAACGTTTACGTCTTGTATGCAGTAGTCCTGCATTTCTTGTGACCATGTTTGCCAATCTGTGGTTTTGCCAAATGAACCTTTGTACTCACCTAATCGGTATCCATAGCTCTCAAGGCTGTGTCTCCCCCACATAGGTGAAGGCATTCCTTTAAAACGTCCGTAATACTTTTTGGTTTTCTTGTCTAATGGACCGCGATCAGTGTCAAGAATGTCAGTGTGGTAGAGCCTTGACAACAACAGCGTGTCTACAACCATGGCGGTTGGTGAGAACCACGGATAGATCTTTTTAAGTACAGGTATGTCGTAGCCGATGACATTATGACCGCAAATAACTTCGGCATCCTCAAGGCGTTGAACACCACGACTGATAGGTTCACAGCTGCCTTGGTCGTTATAAACAATGGTCTCATCAACCTCTGTGTCGTAAATGACCAAACAGTGAATACGGGTAACAGCATCTAAAAGACCGTCACTTTCTAGGTCGAATAACAGCATTCTTCCAAACGTATGTTTTGTCGATGAACTGGGCTTTGCGTACCATCTCCTCTGTAGGAGGATTAGGTTTAGAAATCGGTAGTTGCGTCGAACTCTGATTCGATTGCAGTTTCATTGAATTTGCAGGTAGATAAGTCGTAAGTCAGTTGTGAGGCGATGCCAACTTCGCCTGAATATCGATTTTTAAGGACTCGCACAGTCGTAGTGCCTCGTTCAGGTCCACTCTGCTGATCTCGTTCCAACGCAATAACGCCGTCGCTGAGCTGAGCGATAGCAGCAGATCCGCGGAGCTGTCCAAGCGTGACCCGCGCTCCCTCTTCATGGTTGACATCGCCTGATGTTCTCCGTAAATGTGAAACTAAGAAAAGTGATATGCCAGTTCGCTCAACCAATGACCTCAATTTGGTCATCGTTGTGTCGATCATCCGGCGTTCGTCGCCGTCAAGACCGCTGAGCAAAATAGACAGGTGATCAAGGAAAACAACACGGGTCTCAAGAGCAGATGCCATGTACTCAATCCGGTTGTAGATGTGATCCGGGTCGTACGATCCGAAGCCATCAAATAGGTGGAGATTCCACGTTGCGATGGTTTCATCGAACGCCTGAACTAGCTCAGATCGATCATGCTCTCCAAGGTGGAGACTTCGTCCTGTTGCTGCTGACATAAGTCCGAGAGCTGTACGCCGGTTTGACTCTTCAAGTGCCAAGTAACCGACCCGTTCTCCTTTGTTAAGCAGGTGAGTACATAAGTCACGACAGAAGGACGACTTGCCAATCCCTGATCCTGCAGTAATCGTGACAAGCTCTCCGTACCGGATCCCGTGAAGCTTTGCTTGTAGTCCTTGAAAGGGGTAGTCATGATCTGAAGGTGGTGTTGGAGTTGTGACGAGTTCAAGTAGTTGTTTTGCGTCAACAATCCCGTCTGGTTTGTACTGTTCGTGCTCGAAACTCAGAAGATTACGAATGGCTTGTGAATCTTTAGCCTGTAAAGCCTCTGAGGCATCCTTGTAATCGGCTAGAAAGCCTATGTAAGCTTTGCCAGGTGGTAGTACACCGGCAGCCTCAATTGCAGCCTCTCTACCCGGTTTATCGTTATCGAAGCAAAGTATGACTTTGTCGAAACTTGTGATGTAATCGAAGTTGTCCTGCATTGCTTTCTTTGCAGATGCAGCACCATTTGGAATCGAAGTGATTGCGTAGTAGCTGGGTTGGGCTTCATAGATGGACATTGCATCCATCTCACCCTCAGTAATGACAAGCGTAGTCTCTCTACCCTTACCATTTTTAATCTTGGTAGTCACTGGGAACTTGTTCATACCGAACAAGGTCTTGACTTTGCCCTCTACCCGGAATTGCTTGTCAGGAGTTCTTACTTTTGCTCCGACAATCTCTCCAGCGCCATCGATGTAATAGTGGCGTAGAAGTTCTCCTTCTTTGTAGGTTTTGTAGAACTCACAGACTTTTTCAGAGATTCCTCGGGAGTGCAGCCGTCCAGCTGATCCTTGTAACCGTACATTTTGCACGCGATGATGAGTGTGATTAGTGGATTGCCCGTCACTAAATGTGTGATAGCCACACTTATGACAGTGTTCGTGGCCGTCCGTGTAGATACTGTTTGCATCGGACGACCCACATTGCGGACACGGTATGTGCCGTATAAATTCAGATTCGCTCACATGAGCCAAGTAATGGGGATATTTGAAAACGAACACCACTTGATGTTGTTCTTTTCACACCAAGAGGCGTATGTCGTCTTACTCTTTTTTGAGATTGTGTTGTAGGGTGCCTGGAAGACCATCCGAAGATCTATGTCAGGGTTCTGTTGGATGACTGACTTAATCTTCTTTCGGTCTTTGGAATCCCAATAGCCTTTAGTCTCAAGCCACACACCATTCGGTAGTACGAAGTCAGGTGTGTAGTTATGAGAGATTACATATGAGACCTTCGTGCTTTCGTATTCATATTTGACACCCAGGTCTACGAGAAGATCAGCGACCTTCTCCTCCAAACCGGAGCGGAAAGCCATTTAGTCGTCGATTGTTTTCTCGATGATCTCTTCAACGATCTCTGAGACAGCTCGACGCATCTCATATTTGAAGTCGTTTCGATCAGCCTTGTAGCGGGTGACAGTGATCTCAGGGAGGGACACGGTCAACGTGCCTTCATAAAGACCAAGGTCTTCGTTTTTAAATACTTGGAAGTCAATCATCAAAAGTCAACCTCCCCTTCTGCGGGAGCAGTGACAGCAGGCTCAGATGCCTTGAATCCTTTGGTCTTGCCAAAGAGTTCAGCCACATCCACGTCATCCATGTCGCCGGTATCGATACCAGCAGAGGTAGACAGGGTCACGACCTGGACACCTTGCAGCTTGAGGCTGGTGCCGTAGGTCACCTTGTCCTTCAGGACGTAAGGCTTTTGGAAGAATGCCAGCTTGACCTTGCAACCTGAGTACAACGGAGTGTTCTCGTCTTCGATAGGTGTGCCCTCGGTATCAACGATGCCGGGCTTCATCTCTTCATTCCAAGAAAACTTGACGACATACTTGCCATCAGAAACTTCTTCCCAAGGCTCAGGCTTCAGGGTCGAACGCTTCGGGTTAGCAAGCTTTGACTCAGCCCACTTGAGGCAGTCAGGACGCTCAGCTTCGAGCTGATCGACGATGTCTTGACCGACGACAGCCTTGAGGTTATACCCGTACTTGCCGGGTTTCAGTACGGCCTGGAATCCATCAAGGACAACAGGCTGTTCAGTGACGATAGTGTTTCGTGCCATTAACAAAAGAAATAGGTGGAGTCAATTACCTTCGCTGGTTTCAGCGTGTCGATAATCGGTGGTTCTGTCTCTGCTCCAATGTGATGAGCAAAGGTAGTTAGGTAGTCATGCTCCGCAAATAAGTGCATGTATGTCTCACGAACAATGTCTCGTAAAGTAGGCATGTCAGTAGCACGACATAGAACCGAGTCGTGTATGAGGGAAATCGGAGCGTTGAAGCGTAGTGCAGATAGGTGCAGGAGAGATGCATCGAGTGAATGAATAAGGTTGGGCGCTGTTGCATTTTTGTGATGAGCACGATCAACCTTGTCGCCATCTTCAGTGGCAACCTTGATCTGACATCTGCCTAGAAGTTGTAATTCAATCTCTTGAATCTTTTTCTTCATCAGCTTTTGTGTCACTACAAAGCCAGAAGGTGTGACCCATTGCAATTCGCTAGCGCCACGATCAATGGCCGCGGCCACCTCTGATTCAATCCACTTCATGACCTTCATTGGACCAGGAACGATTACGTTCATGGCATCACGTACAGCCTTGACGATTGCAGTGAGGTCATCCTTCTCTACTTCGACACCCTTTTCCTTTAAAGCTTCACGTATGTAGCCTCGATTTGAGAAGGGTTTTGCGTTGTAAGGGACAGTCATGACCGTTCTTTTGGTCGTTTTTCTGTCCATGTATGGACGTAGATGCTCAGGTACATTTGGTTTAGCTTGTTCAGCTATTACTTTGTATGCATCCTGAGGTTTATCACTTGGCAATACATTTACCAAAGCTGCTGTAGATGCATCTCTAGCGAGTCCTGCGAGAATTTGCAATCCACTGCAGGTAGCATCAACAGCGACAGGTAAATTAGTGTGATGACGATCACATTTAATAATGCAATGATAGTATTCATCACATGCTGCCAGAAAGGTCCAAGGTTCATCTGCGACCTCCCATTCATGCAGGTAACCAAGCGGATCTGTTGCAATAGACGTAATCAATGAATGATTACTTTTTGTCCACTCAATACGATCCTGAATGGTGTCTTTGTCCTTACCATAAGTAGTAGCAACTTGAAAGGCTAGCCAATCTTCTGCTTCAGGAGTCATGAATGACGACTCATGAAACTTAAGAAGTGACTTACCAAAGTCAGTATCTTGTGGTGTAAGGAAAGCAGGGATCGGATAAGCACGACCCCTGTAGTCAAAGCTCCAAGGAATAAAGAACTTCTCTTTATCTTTGAATACTTTGACAGCGTTCATGGTCATCCTTGTACGACATGACCTTTGAAACGCTTGTGCGTTTGTGTTGTGTACCTCTGCAGCCTTTCGGTTGTAGTCATGCCGAGCTTCTTTGTTCTCAGCTATGTCAACAGGCTTGGGTGGTAGAGGTAATTCCACGATAGGGACAAACTTTCCTACTTGTTCACCTCGTTCTAGAAGTGTCTCAGCGACATCAACAATGAACGGGTTCAACGTGTAGCCAACCTTCTGAATCTTGTTCAGAAAATTGATTGGTGTTTCTCCCTGTATACGGGAGGGGTCACCCCGGCGGACCATGTCATACCCACGCATGACTTCGTTTAGGAGGTATCCGCCTTGCCTTTCGTTAGTCCAGTCGTTTGGTTCGATCAGCATCGGCCAAGCCAACGGGCTGAACAGCTCAGCGGTAGCCATCACTTCTTCCTTAATGGATAGGAAGTGCGTGCTGGGAATGATGAACGTGTGAGTCTTCCGACCTTCACGTCGGACCTCTTTGGTAAACCACCCGCTTGCGTCAATGATGCAGTCGATCAGCCAGCCACCAAGCTTGATCCTGTTTGTACGTCCCCAGCACTCCCAGTGCGGCACGTCATAGCGGTGCATCAACGTCGTGATGACCTTGACCTTTTGGTGTGTGCCAATGGACCTATGGAAGTAGTTCTCCTTAAGCGTGTGTAGGAGACCCGGCACTTTGCGCTCGTAGTGGCGCATCATGCACTCGTTTTCGACTGCCTGTCCTATTGCGTCTGTGACGTTCTGGACTTGGTTGGATTTTGGTTTTGTGCTGAACACCTTGTCAAAGGTGACCTTGCAGGCGATGGCAGCGGCAGCTTCAGGCTCAATGTCGGATAGGTACTTCTGGATTTCAGCAAAGCAACGTCCTGTGTGTCCCTTTTTTATTCGTTCAAAAGCAGTCGCCTGAATACGTCCGACCACAAGAGGCAGAAGCTGCTCAATAGAAGCCACGCCATACACAGTTGCAGACGCATACTCTTTGTCTTCTAGTTTTCTTTGGTTGTCGTGTAGTTGCTTGAGTCCTTGGCGTATTTGCTCACGCTCAAGCTCCACTTGCTCGTGGATCTCTGCCTTTGTTGCCAATAAGAATGCGCGTTAGATCCGGTACTTAGATCTATACCGGAGTGGATTGGTGAGTGTGAAAGAAAGGTCAGGCGTCTCAACCTGACCTATTCACATGCGTATTTTAGACGCTCAGGAACCTGAAACTAGCGCGTCTACCAATTCCGCCACATCCGCGTGGGGATTCCAGCGATGAGACTCGCTGAGAAAGTCGGCGTTCCGACCGGAAGAAGGTAGCACAGCGCACCCGGTAGATGCGCTTAGATCGCAGCCATAGCCTCGTTTAAGGCTGTGTCCGTGGTCTTTGCGTAGCGAAGGGTGGTCTCGATTCGCTTGTGTCCCATGAGCGTCATCAGTGTTCGCATGGGTGTCCCTGCCTCTGCGTGCCATGTGGCAAATGAATGCCTCAGGCTGTGAAAGACAAGCGATTGATCCAAGCCTGCGTACTTACGTACTCGCTTGAACGATCGAAGCAATTGGTCCTTGTCATTCCATTCGTCACCGAACACCCTCACGTTGGGTGAGAGGAACTCAAGACGCTCAGAGAGCAGCCCCGATATACGTTCGTGGACAGGTATGGCACGGTAATTGCCAGGTTTTGTGCGTTGATCAGGGCGACCACCGACATGAATTAGACCTGCGCCTAAGTCAATGTCACGTGCCTTGATCTTGAGTAGCTCGCCTTGCCTCATGCCTGTGTAGGCAGCAACAGCAACGATGTCCGCTACGTCCTTACGGTCGAAGGGATCAATCGCAGCATGTACGAGCTTGTCCACCTCAGCTTTGGAGAACCAAGCCAGGCGAACTTCATCCTCTTTACGTTTGGTAAACGTGGGAGGTTTGTTGCACAACTCACGCCGATGGCAGTGATTGAGCACAGTGGACACAGCAGACGTAACACGATTGATGGTTGCGTCTGACTTGCCTTCCTCTTCCAGCTCAACACCAATGTCTTCCATGATGGTGACGTTGATGCGATTGCAAGGAAAGCTGAGTCCTTGGAGACGAGTGAAGTGACCGCAGTTAATGACCGCAGGCTTACGCCCTGATCCGTTACGCCACGTTGGACGTGTTCGCAACGTTGTCTCTACGGCTTCACCCCAGGTGAATTGTTTAGCCATAAATGGTGGATTTCATTTGACGAACAAGGGCTTTACCCTTGGATGTGAGGCGAAGTCTTTGTCGCCGTCCTTCTTGCTCCTTTGTGATGAGCCCTAAGCCTTTGTGCTTGACACCCATACGCCCATCACTCAGCCAGTCTGTGTTGCGGCTGGATGATGCAGTCGTCATGTCCAGCTCCTGTTCCAACGCTTGTTTGTGACAGCCGTCGTGTGAGGCGATGTACAGGAAGGTGCTGACCAATTGACCAGGGATCTCTCGTTGCATCAGAAGCAACAGGTCAAAGGCTTGATGAACCTTTGCCAGGTCGTCGTCCGTGCACTGGTTTGCGAGTGGATCGGCCATGCCAAGGGCGTGTACCTGACAACTCTAGGCGCAATCTACCTATATGGATAGATACATCCAAAAAGGATTCCTTATCAATGGTCACGTATAGATCAGGCAAACGAATCATTAGACTTGTTGAGTTCCTCGATTAAGGATTGCTTCAGAATGTACGCCTTAGTTCCTTCACGGTATGTGCCATTTAGGAACATAGTTTGCACTTGGTTATCCGATTCTAAGAGAATACGAAAGTCCTCAGATACTAATCCGTACACATACTCAGAAACGGTTATTCCCTTAAGAGCACAAACACTTTTGAGTAAAGCATGACAGTGTTCTTGCATGTTGAAGTTGACTCGTTTTTGGTTCATGCCGTACTCCACTGGCCGCATCTTACCGAGAACAGTTCTCATCTTCAACCTGCTCACGCAGGAGTTTGATCAATTCCTCACGATGTTCATGCATCTCGATCTCATGCATTAAGGTGTCAAGTCGAAAGTTAAAAGTTGCTTCAGTTGTCATCAAAAAATTCAGGAGGAATGTATTGGATAGTGTCGTGTAAACACACAACGAATTCATGCGTGCGTTTGTTCATGTATTCCACAACCTTGGCCTCAGCTGCATGCTTTCGCTTATAGATGTGTTCCTTGACTTTTCTTGTCTTCAAGTTTGTTGCACGGATAATGCAATACACATCAGAAGGTATCTCCCAAGCTGATAGTTTCCACTCAACAATCTCTAGGAATGTGTGAGGTTCAAACAGTTCAGCCGGTGCATCCTTGTATTTCTTCCAGTTATTTGGAAAGTATGGTTTCTTACCATTCATCAGTTAACCTCACATCAACAAGATAAAGATCTCTATCTACGGCCAATTCAAGGGCAGACCATGCGGCTTCCTCGGTATCATGAGCGAGGATATAGATAGTCTCCCCGCTAGATAGTGTTACGTGGTACTCACGCAATGATGAGTGTGATAGATCAACTGGTGGTAGTTGACTTACGTCGTCGTGCTGGACGTGGCTTGGGCTTTGGTTCAATAGCATCCATGCAAGTGAATGTGTCACGTTTGGCTAGGTCCTTGTATCGTTCAGTCCATTCGTGGTTAGGGAAGTGATGCAACCAGCAATAGATTGCATTCTTAATTAGAAAGTTCTCGTCGTGTGATTTGTCGTTCATACTTAGCTGTGACCTTGTTAGCTCGTGAGTACACCGAGAGCGTGGCTAATAAGCCAACGCACCCGATGACCGAAAGGATGATGTTCTGTTCATTCATGCGTAGGTAAAGCATCCTCCTATGTTGTTACGTGTAGTGTTTACTTTGTCCCAATCAATAGATTGATATGCGTCCTTGATGAGGATCGCACACACAATTGAATGGATGATGATGAACTTGCTTATGTCATACGTGAACTCAAGCAAGAGTGCGAATGCATACAGCATCCACAGAAGTGGGTGATTCAGTGTCATTTGGATTCCTCCGTGTTGTCTTCGTCCTTGGTGTTGTCATCGACAAACGATTGCAATGCAGCAATCATTTCTTTTGCTGATTCAACTTGACTGGGTTTGCTGCTCAGTTCATGGAAGACTGAATACTCACGCCGACAAGCGAGAGCATTGCGGCACATCATGAACATCTTGTCTGCGTTCACACCGTTGACAGTTACACCTGACTCGCTGTCGCATTCAGTGATGTGAATACCATCACAATGAATAGACCAGTGAGCATGTGCGTCCTTGATGTAAAACTCGTACGTGAGATCAGGTGCTCTCATGTTGTGTTAGATAGCCGCGCTCATTGCGTCGGCAATAGGTACAGCCAGGCATTGCACCTGGCATGGGAGCTATGACTCACATACCTGAGTGGATAGGTCAAGCAACAGTCAGTGTCTCGTGTTCGAGAGCACGTTCTTGGCAGTAGTTTTCAACTACAAACCAGACAGCTTTCTCCTTGAGTTCTTGGAATGAGTAATACTCAGTGTCAGACACAAGGTCGTGAAGCTTGACGTCCATGTCATCAAGTACCTCTTCGATGTCAGTTTCATGCTCATTGAAGAACTCACAGAGTTCAGTTGAGTAGATGAAATCCGAGACACCAGCAGCGCAGCCATAACGGGCTACGTCCATGATCTCGGCCATGTCATCAAAGCGGCGATCGAGTGCGTCGTTGAGTGCAGTCATGTGTGAATACATAAGTGGACAGGTGACACGCATAGGTGTCAGTGCTGGGCGAGGGTTCGCACCTCACCACCCGCTTAAACGGATCAGCAGTAGACGTAAGCCTTTGGCTCACGGTCAGTGATAGGCATGTCAGATGCATGCAGTGCATTGAGCACAGTGCACTCACCGATGCAACGTGTCTTGCAGTTGAACGGCAGCAGGTTGTCGTTGACCCAGAAACCAAGACTCATGTTTGGATTGAGCAGCAGGTTGGCAATAGCACGACGAGATACACAAGTGTATTCGTAGATGCTGCCCTTGGCATATGCAACCTGAACAACAGCACGCAGTGGGTCTACGACCATGCGTTCAACGCAGTCAGAGGAGCGGCAAGGGATGTTGATGAACAAATGAGTGATAGCAAGTGAATGGATGCGTCCTTGATGACGCAATGACTGGTCCCCGACTCGAACGGGGTGCACGCCGGTGCATGTCAGCCTGCCATGAACAA